GGTGATTAGGAGCCCAAACAATTTCCAGAGACAGCAATTTCCGGACCCATTCTTGAAATATTGTTGCGCAGATTTGGGCTAGACAGGCTGTGGCCCTGATGTCACAATGTCAAAACATATCCAAAAATCCTGTTTTAAACTGAAACTGAAATGATATTTTCACACGAATTTAGGAACCATTGTGACAGCACAGCAGCGTAAACCTACCACTGGTGGTGTAATTATAGGCTCGTCCTATGACGAAGCGCGGACACGCAAGGTAAATGCCGAAGCCGAAATCGCAGAACTGGAACTCGCCAAGATTCGCGGCACTCTCTGCATGACCAATGATGTGGTGGCGGCTTGGGAAAGCGTCCTTCACGCCTGTAAAGCAAAGTTTCTGGCCCTGCCTACTAAAGTCGCGCCAATTTTAGCCACAGAGACAGATGTTGTTGTCGCCAAGGATTATTTGGAGAACGCGATCCGCGAGGCTCTGACCGAATTGTCTAACTACCAGCCAAGCATCGACCCTGTCCGCACCGGATCGGTGACGCAGGAGGCCACAGAGGAAACGGCGGTTGTCGAGCAGCCAAAGCGCAAGGTCGGACGCCCTAAAAAGGGTCGAACGATAATCGTATGATCGAACAAGCCACCAGACAGGCCGCACTAGAGTTAATGGCGAAGGCCATGCACCAGATGACGCCACCTCCGCGCATGAGTGTAGCGCAGTGGGCTGACCATGAACGGCGGCTGGATTCGCAGAGCAGTTCGGAGCCTGGTCGATGGGTTACGGCGAGGGCTGAATACCAGCGCGGGATCATGGATGCCTGTTCGGACCCGCTCGTCAAAGAGGTTGTGGTGATGTGCGGTGCGCAGCTTGGCAAGTCTGAGATGTTGCTCAACACAATTGGTTACCACATGGCCCACGATCCAGCGCCAATCCTAATGATGCAGCCAACCGTGGACATGGCTCAGTCGTTCTCGAAGGACCGCGTCACTGCGGGTCTTCTCCGTTCAACCCCTTGCCTTCGGGACAAGGTCAAAGACAGTAAGGCTAAAGATGCAAACAACACTACTCTTCATAAAGTTTTCCCTGGTGGCGCTCTATCTCTTGTTGGCGCTAACTCTCCTAGTTCCCTTGCTTCTCGTCCGATTCGTGTTGTTCTTTGCGATGAAGTTGATCGATATCCTCCTTCTGCTGGGGAAGAAGGTGACCCTATTTCTCTTGCCAAACGAAGAGCAGCCACCTTCTGGAACAGGAAGATCATTTTAGTATCCACGCCTACAAATAAGGGTGGGAGCCGGATCGAGTCCGCATATATGGAAAGCGACCAGCGTAAGTTTATGGTTCCATGCCACGATTGCGGCCATAAACAGGTTTTGGCGTGGTCGAACGTGACTTGGACTGACGATAATCCCAGCACTGGAGCATATCATTGCTCCGAATGTGGGTCGGTCTGGTCCGATACGGAGCGGCACAGGGCTGTCCGGAACGGTGAATGGGTTGCTTTTGCGCCGTTCAATGGTGTGGCTGGGTTCCATCTGAACGCACTCTACTCGCCCTGGTCGGTCCTATCTGACGCCATCGAAGAGTTTTTGGCGGCGCGAAAGAACCCAATGCGGCTCAAAACGTTCGTCAATACCTTCCTTGGCGAGACATGGGAGGATGCTGGTGAGGGCGTCGATGATTATTCGGTGGCCCAGCGCAAGGAAGATTACGAAGGCATCCCTGATGAGGTGGTGCTGCTGACGGCTGGAGCCGACGTTCAGGATGACCGCGTCGAAGTGGAGATTGTCGGCTGGGGCGCTGGCGAAGAAAGCTGGCAAGTCGATTACCATGTGATTTATGGCGATCCGTCAACTACCCAGCTATGGCACAAGGTCGATGAGGTTTTGCTGGCAACGTATGAGCATCCATGTGGTGAGCCAATGCTTGTCCGCGCTACCTGTATCGATACTGGTGGACACCACACACGGGCCGTTTACAACTATGCCAAGACTAGGGCTGGACACAGGGTGTTCGCCATTAAGGGTGTGGGCGGCGAGGGAAAGCCAATCGTTGGGCGTCCATCAAAGAACAATATCGGCAGGGTTCCGCTCTACCCCATTGGCGTTGATACTGCGAAGGAAGTGCATTACTCGCGCCTGAAGATGGATGAGGCTGGCCCAGGCTATTGTCACTTTCCAGCCAAGCGGGATGACGAATACTTTAAGCAGTTGACTGCTGAAAAGCAGATGATCCGATACCACAAAGGTTTCCCGTCGCGGGTCTGGGTCAAAACCAGAACAAGAAACGAGGCTTTAGACGTTAGAGTGTACGCAATTGCGGCACTTACAATCCTGAATGTAAATATGGATAGCGTGGCTCGTAAGTTTTATGCTAACATGGAAAAGCATAAATTGCCAAATGCGGAAGAAGCTGATAAACCCCATCCTTTAGCGGGTGGTAAAAAAGCTGTCCGCAGGGGTGGCTTTGCTAACAACTGGCGCTGAGGGATAATGGCTAATCTTTTTGACGAGAACGAAGCACCAGAGGGCGAACCACTGAAAATCGTCGTTGGCGATTTTGTTCAGTGGAAGAAGTCTTCCCTTGCAGAGACATATCCTCCTGCACTTTACTCTGCCAACTATGTTGCGCGGATCACCGCTGGTGGCACAAGTGAGATACAAATAGCAGCTACTGAAACAAGTAAATACTATTTGTTTACGGTCAGCAGCGCAACATCCGCTGCTTTTGTTTCAGGCTTTTACCATTGGCAACTTGAAATTACGCAAACGTCAAGCGGCAACCGGATTGTGGTTGAGCGTGGCGAGTTTGAATTGGTTCAAGACCTTGACAATAATGGCGCTGATCCACGCAGTCATGCTGAGATTATGCTGGACAAAATTCAGTCACTACTGGTTGGCCGCGCCGACAAGGATGTATCTTCTTACTCCATTCAGGGTCGATCCATTGCCAAGATGTCCATTGTGGACTTGTTGCAATGGCGTGATTATTATCGCAAGGAAGTTTTAAAGGAGCGGCGCGATAACGCTATTGCTCTTGGAAAGCCGACCAAGACCACGATGAAGGTACGTTTCCTATGAGTTTGTGGCGTGAAGCACTGGGCTTGCCCCAGAAAAAGAACAAGGTAGCGAAGCGTAATTATCACGCTGCGAACACAGGTCGGCTATTTGCCGACTTTATGGCATCTAGCCGTAGCCCTGATAGCGAACTGCGCCCTGACCTTGTCCTCATGCGCAACCGTTCGCGTGAACTGGCGCGGAACGATGTTTACGTTAAGCGTTTCCTGAACTTGCTGAAGACCAACGTGGTTGGTGAAAAGGGCATGACCCTGCAAGTTAAGGCGCGGAATACTAACGGATCGTTGGATTCTATCGGCAACCAGATCATCGAAGACAGCTTCTATCAGTTTGCGCTTAAGGGCAACTGCACGGCAGATGGTCGCCTAAGCTGGATTGATTTGCAGAAGTATGTGATGGAGGCCACCGCCCGTGACGGCGAGGCATTCTTGCAGATTGTCCGCAACCGTTCGTTTATCCACGGTATTGCATTTCATCCTATCGAATCTGACCAGATTGATGAGCAGAAGAACGAAAAGCTGCGTAACGGACGCGAAATCCGCATGGGCATTGAGGTCGATGAGATGCAGCGCCCTGTTGCTTACTGGGTGAAGAAGCGTCACCCTGGCGATTCAGAATTTTCTGCTATTTCCATGAATGTTTCAGATCGTATTGACGCCAAGAATATCATTCACGTTTACGATCCGCTTCGCGCTGGTCAGACACGGGGTGAGCCTTGGATGTCACCAGCGATAAGCCAGTTGAAGATGCTTAACGCTCACCGTGAGGCTGAGTTGGTGGCATCGCGTATGGCTGCGTCCAAGATGGGATTCTTTACCTCAGATACTGGCGAAGATGCTCCAGCCGACGATTACGACAACACTGTCCCGATCATCGATGCTGAACCTGGTACATTCCACCAGTTGCCAAACGGCGTTGATTTTAAGCCGTTCGACCCGTCGCATCCAGCCACTGCCTTTTCTGATTTCCAGAAGGGCATCATTCGCGGTATCGCATCTGGTCTTGGCGTATCTTACGCTGCGCTGTCGAACGATTTGGAGGGGACATCCTACAGTTCCATCCGTCAGGGTGCATTGGAAGAGCGCGATTCTTACAAGATGATGCAGCAGTTCCTGATGGAGCATTTTGTCATCCCCGCTTACAACACTTGGCTGCGGCATGTTATGGAGTTCGGTTTGATACCAATTCCGGTATCACGCTTTGACAAGTTTGCTTCTGCTTCAAGTTTCCGTCCACGCGGCTGGCAGTGGGTCGATCCTCAGAAGGAAATCAACGCAGCCGTCACAGCCATGCACAATGGCGTTATGTCGATGCAAGATGTTGCTGGTCAGTATGGCCGCGATGTTGAAGAGACATTTAGCCAGTGGCAGCGCGATAAAGAAATGGCGGATGCCTTTGGCCTTGAATTGGCATTCTTCCCGTTTGGCGCGAACGAAGCGACTAAAGGTGTTGAGGAAGACCCTGATGCCATATAAGCCAACAGACGGAATGAAGACAGAAGCTCAGCGCGGTCTTGATTGGCGCGAGGAATATGGTCGCGGCGGTACTGAAATCGGCATTGGTCGTGCGCGTGATATTGTCGCGGGGCGGCAATTGTCTGAGGATGTTGTCAAAAGAATGTACAGCTTCTTCAGTCGCCATGAGGTTGACAAGCAAGCCGAAGGTTTCAGTCCTGGTGAAAAGGGATACCCTTCCAACGGGCGCATAGCTTGGGCGCTTTGGGGTGGTGACGCTGGATTCTCATGGTCAAAAGATAAGGTAAAGTCGATGGATGAAGATCGCTCATATGACGAAATGCGTCCCTATCCAAATGAACATGCGGCGCGATTAAATAACCCAGATAAATATGAAAGTTTTCGGCGTGAAAATGATGCTGGTGGGCAGGGCATTGATTTCATTTATGGTATTTTACCTAATGGTGGCAGTGAATTACAGGCAATTCGATTTGATAAAGATCGCTTCACTCCATCCGAAGCTAGAACTTGGTTGAAAGACCATGACTTTAATGCTATTCTTTTTGAAGAAGCAACTGGGGAACGCTTAATGTCAGAAGTTGAAGAACGCGCCACAATCAAGGTCGAGATAGAAATCGACACTGAAGATCATCCTGAAGTGGAGATGATCGAAGATGTGGTTGACGAAGAGGAAGCGCCTTCTGAAGAAGAGCGCAAAGCCCCTGTAGAACTTCTGCATCGCGCTATGGATATGGCGGCTAAGTCCGTTGACGAGAAAAAGCGCACTGTTGAGATTGCCGTATCTTCTGAACTGGCGGTTGACCGCTCATTCGGTAAGGAAATACTGGTCCATGAAAGCGGAGCCATTGACATGGGCTTTGTCGCTTCGGGCCGTGCGCCACTGCTTCTGGACCATGATCCAGAGCGTCAGATTGGCGTTATTGAATCCGTAGAACTTTCTGGGGACCGCGTTCTTCGAGCCAAAGTCAGGTTCGGGCGCTCGGCACTTGCTCAGGAAGTTTTTCAGGACGTTGTCGATGGTATCCGGTCGAATGTTTCGGTGGGCTATCGCGTCAACAAAATGGAGCGGTCCACGACGAATAAGGACGAGTACCTTGTTCGCTCTTGGTCGCCCCTTGAGGTATCTGTCGTTTCTATCCCTGCTGACCCGTCAGTTGGCGTGGGTCGTAGCGCGGCTGCTCTCGAACCCAAACCTACCATTGAACCATCCATCAAGAAGGAGTCCAAAATGGACAACGAAGTAAACTTGGATGCGGTTCGGGCCGAAGCTGCTGAAGCTGCTGCCAAGAACGCATCTGCAATCATCGAACTCGCCGCTCGTCACAACAAGCGTGATCTTGGCGACGCCGCCCTCCGTTCGGGCAAGAGCATTGAACAGTTCCGTGGTGAACTGCTCGACGTAATCGGTTCGGACAAGCCACTTGCAAACGAAAACATTGGTCTGACGAAGAAAGAAATCCGTCAGTTCTCGGTTGTTCGTGCAATTGCCGCTCTCGCAAACCCAAGTGACCGTCGCCTCCGCGAAGCCGCTGCATTCGAGTTTGAAGTCTCGGAAGCTGCTGCTGCACGTTATGGCCGTGGCGCACAGGGCGTTATGCTCCCAACCGACATTCTCGGCGTCTGGAAGCGTGACCTGAACACCAGCGATGACAACGAAATCGTTGCAACGAATCTGCTTGCAAACGAGTTCATTGACGTTCTGCGTAACGCATCGTCGGTAATGCAAGCTGGTGCGCGTATGCTCCCAGGTCTGCAAGGCAACGTAGCAATCCCTAAAAAGACTGCTGCTTCTTCTTCTGGCTGGATCAGCACAGAAGGCGGCGCTGCCTCTGAGTCGGAACCAACCTTTGGTACTGTCTCGATGGCTCCAAAGAACATTGGCGCATTCACCGACATGACCCGTCAGTTGATTCTCCAATCGACTCCTGCCATTGAGCAGTTGGTCCGCGACGATTTGACACAGGCTCTGGCCTTGGCAATCGACAAGGGCGCATTGGAAGGTTCGGGATCGTCCGGTCAGCCAACAGGTATCTTGAACACCTCCGGTGTTAACAAGCCAACCTCGTTTGCTGCTGCTGTACCAACCTTTGCTGAAATGGTTGCTTTGGAAACTGCTGTTGCAGAAGACAACGCTCTGTTCGGCAACTTGGCATACATCACAGACGCAGCCACTTACGGCGGTCTGAAGACGAAGACCAAGGACACTGGTTCGGGCATGTTCGTTCTGGAAAATGGTCAAGCCAACGGTTACAACGTAATCCGTACCCAACAGGCAACTGCTGGTAACGTATACTTCGGTAACTTTGCTGACTGCTTGATTGGTATGTGGGGTGGCCTCGACCTGACGGTTGATCCATACACCGCATCGTCAAGCGGAACTGTCCGCATTGTTGCGCTTCAGACTGTTGACGTTGCAGTTCGCAA